AAACGTTCAACAGCAAGATGCTTGGGCCACTGTCCATGTCTACCGTAAACACACCCCACGTCGTGATTGCCGAATAGTCCGCCGTCTCCTTCTTCGAGTACGCCGTGTCGTAGGACTGGATCACATACTCCAACTGCGGCGTGTATTCCTTCTCCCACCGCTTCCACCACTCCCGCTTCAGAATAGCCCCCTCATCATTACTCGGCTGCTGCTGCCACTGCGCCTGCCACTTCTGCGGCGACAACGAGGCCTTCACCGCCATCAACTCCTCCAGCTTCCAGAACCCGGGCCATAACGGATTGCCAGAGGGCAAAATAGCAGGGAATTCAATCACTTCCCACATGTCGGCATTGTGACTTGCCTGCGCCTTAATCAACCGCGCCGTCAAATCCTTGGTGGACCAACGGGTCATGCACACCACAATAGCCGCCCCCGGCTGCAACCGCTGCCGTGGCCCCGAGGTGTACCACTCCCATGCGTTGTCCAAGGCCAACGGCGACATCGCATCCTGCTCCGAATGCGGGTCATCAATAATCAATAAGTCCGCACCACGGCCCGTCATCGCACCGCCAACTCCCACCGCAAAATACTCCCCACCGTGGTTCGTGTCCCACCTTCCAGCAGCCTTACTATCCGCCTTCAACACCGCATCCGGAAACACTTCCTTGTACGTCTCCGTATCCATCAAGTTCCTTACCTTCCGCCCAAACCGCACCGCCAACTCCCCCGTGTGCGTCGCCTGAATAATCTTTAAATCAGGCTTACGGCCCATCGAATACGCAGGCAACAAATAGGACGAGAACTCAGACTTCGTGTGCCGCGGACCCATGTTAATGATCAACCGCTTCAACGAACCGTTCGCCACCCGGTCAAACGCATTCGCCATCCGCTGGTGATGGTTCCCAATTATGGCCGCAGGCCACACGTATTTTGCAAAATCAATAAAGTTCCGCTGCGCACGGGACTGCGCCTCAAGCTGCAATAGCCGCAGCTCCAAGCGCAACTGCTCCGCTTCAATAGCCGAGTCACTAGAATCACGTGCCATATCAATGCCCTATAACGGATTAGCCGGACGAGTCTACCCTCCGCTACCGTGGAACGCAATTGACAAAAAATTTGCGCAAAAATTTATACCCGTTTTACGGTTTAAACATAGGGGGCCTGTTTTCCAGAAAGGTTTCACGTGAAACCTTTGCCCAGTGGAAATTAGCGTGAAAAGTGTTTGGAACCATATTGACTGTGCGAAATCGGGCTAAAGCCGTCGTCGTCTCCCCCCCGGGGGCGTTTTTCGGACCCCCGGTTCTGGAATGTTGGTTCTGGAACGTGAAAAAGGCCCAAGGGACCCGGTTCTGGAATGGCCGGTACACTGACCCTTGGCCATGACCCGCGGCCCCTGACCTGACCCTGACCCTGACCCTGACCCTGACCCTGACCTGACCCTGACCCTGACCTGACCTGACCCTGACCCTGACCCTGACCCTGACCTTGGCCTGACCTTGGCCTGACCTGACCTTGGCCTGACCTGCCCTTGGCCTGACCTTGGCCTGACCTTGGCCCCTGACCTTGGCCCCTGATCACTGGCCACGCACCACAAGGCCCGCAATCGCGCCACAAGGCCCACGAACCATGACCCGCGCCTATGGTATTGCCTGCCCACGCCACGCGCGCCACAGGGCAAAACCCATGCGCCACGCGGCCTGCAAGGCGTGCCAAGTTCAGTCTTTTGGCAGCTGCGGCCGGGCGGCCGCGAAAAAAGCGTAATCTGGCCAACCACTTGGCCAGAACATGATACAGGGTTTACAGCTGCTCAATTTTTGTACAGATTGATCAATTTTTGTACAGATTGATCAATTTTTGTACAGATTGATCAATTTTTGTACAGATTGATCAATTTTTGATCAATCTGGCGAATAGGCATAAAAAAGGCGGCCACTGGCCGCCTTTAGTGATTGATTTTAGCTAATAGCTAAAATCGACGTAAACAATGGCATCACCATCTAGCAGAATTTCCCGGCTGCAATCACTCTCATCCGCGCAGGCGTATTTTTTCGCGCCTTTGTCATACACACCACGAGTGTAAACTTTTGAAGCCAGTGGCGACCGTAGAATAAATTCGCCGAGCGGGACATCCCGCAGCGCGATCGGCCGGGCTTCAATTGCGCGGACGTGGCATTGCAATGCGCGCATAACGGCCGGCGGAATCTCAATCTCAGAATCATCCGCCATTATGAATCCGTAATCGATCGCGCAGTTTAGCGAACCGCCATGCTTTTGGCCCGGTGAAAAGACCGTATAAAAATCGCCGTCATTCTCAACATGGTCATGATCGAGAGACCAGCCGTTCGGTAGTGAAAAAGTAGCCATAATTTAAACTCCAGAAAAGGGCGGCCGGCGGCCGCGTGATAAAAGTATATCAATAAGCCAGGTACATTAACTACGCTTTTTTACGTGTTCCACAATCACGCTTTCGCCGCCCGGCGTGTAACAGATCCTGCAATTGATGCATTGCTGGCCAGTGCAATTCGCCGGGCCCGCGTAATCTGCTTTCACGTTATTAAATACCTTGTGAAACAGGGCGGGCACCTTGTGCATGATCTTTTCCAGACTAGGATTGGAATAAATTAAAATGAAATTTACCGGCGCAGCGCGGCCGCTGCGCACCAGATCCCGCCGCTTTGTCCACAGTGAGAAAATGGTGCCGGGATTGCGCTCTGCGATCCGGTAAAAGTTTTCTAGATGGGTGGGATTAATCAATTCGCCATGACCATGAAAACGAAAAATAGCGGCGTTTATTACTGGCAGCCTGTCCACTGGAATCAGGGCCGCCGACAATAGAACACTGTTGCGCTCAAAAGCAGGCGCGCAATTTTTACGCGAACCTTGCAGCATTGCCGCGCTATAGCAAAACTTGCATATAGCAGTAGTGCCACGCATCTTTGAACAAAAAGTGTTGGTTAAGGTGTTGCTGTTTATTGCAAACAGGCCGGCAAGCTTGCCTGTCATAGTGCTTATATGTACGGCAACGCGATCAGTAGCGATTAGCATTTTCTAAGTCTCCTGTATAAAGAAGGCCGGGATGGCCTATGGCCAGTATAAAAGTATATATATAAATAACAATACTTTTTTAATAGGCAAAAAAAAGGCCCGGCGAATGGCCGGGCCTTAATTACTGCTCTAAGATCATGCGGCCAGTTTTAACATATCCCCGGCTGCGGTTTCAAAGTCTATCCGCGCAGCAGTGTACGGGATGGTTCGCGCGTATGCTGTCGCGCCTGTTACGGCATCCCAAACTGTCTCTATCGGGCGGCCCTCATCTAGGATGTGCGCAGCCTGAATGCGCGGGCCAACACGCGGGCCAAAACGTTTAGCCAAGAACTCATCCACTTTGTCAATTTTCAGGGCCTGCGCGCTGCGCAGTGTTGATTCAATGCCGACTGCGCTTGATTGCGCATACTCTAGGAGCGCGGGCTGTACTTGCTCAAGGAAACGGTCAGGCGCGCTTGCAGTGTGCCGAATGCTTAACTCTTGAACATTGTCGGCCCCCCAAACAATCCGGTTGCTGCATACATAGTCAAACAGGAAAGTTCTGATTTTCAGGCTGCCCGCGCCCACCTCACTATTAGACACAAAGAAGCCCCTTGCCAAGGTGCCAGACTGGCCATCGCGGCGGCCGGGCACGACAATGCGATTCTGCTCATCTGCTAAAAAGACAAAGGTGTCTTGATCACTCGCGTAAAGAGTCGTATTCGCGCCTGTCACTGTCACTGCGCGGCCGAATTCGCCGGGCACGCGGAAAGCACCCGTTACGCCATCGCCGAAACGGTCGCGCAGGGCACGTATAACGTCGCTATTCCACACCCTTCCATATCGCGGGCCAGTCGCAGCCCGAATCACTGGCGCGCCGCCGTTGCGAGTGAGCAATAAACCAACGTCTTCGATGTCCCTGTCAACCTGAAGGCCAAAGTTAATGCAGTCGGCGGCCATGGGAGCCGGTAGGTTGCGCAGGTAGCCGGCAGGCGCGCCTGCTAGTGTTGCCAACTGGCCGAAAGCGTGATGAGTAGGTGTATATTCGGCACCAGATGGCCCTGCTATAAGCAGTCCCTGATTATCAGGTGAGGGCCGGGCATACACTGCGCGGCTGGAAACTACAGCCGAGCGGGAGTGATCGCGCAGCACGTCAAAGTGGTCCTGCATTACGTCTAGGTTTAAAAAACGTTCTTCAGCAGGCCTTGAAGCCCACTGTTTGTTAGCATCCTGCAAAATATTGGCTGGCATGTTCATAAGCTGTATTCCTGTATTGTGTATCGGTTGTCCGGCCGGGGCGGACGGAAGTTGCCCGGCGATTCGCAGTCTACTCTAATACTTTTTAACAATGCAAACTAATTTAATACTTTTTTACTCAGTCGATTCCGCCACTGTGCATGCTGACAAGTTCTTTACCGCGCCGACTTCCCGCGCTGCTACACTTGTGACGTTGTACTGCTGACGTTTTGCGCCCGTTCGACTTGCATACCCGGCCGCGCCATTTCCCCCCACATCAATCACTGCAAGTACCCGCGCCCGTTTTGGACTAAGTGCCTCTGCCTTGGCCGTAATTGTTTCATGCCTCCATCCCGCTGGGGTCAGTACGGAGCTGTTATAGGTAATAATCATTTTTTTAATCTCCTGTATATGCCGGGACTAATTCCCGGCTAAACTCGTTTATAAAGTATATGAGTAAAAAAGTAAAATATTATTTTTTACCATTAAACAGCTTGGATAGCAGCAGCATCCCTGACAGTCGAACCGCGATCCCAACAGCAGCCGCCGCCTTTTCTTCGCCTGTAGGCTCCTGCGCCCGGTAAACAAATCGCGCCCGCGCCCGGGCAGCATCCCTGTGCCCCTGCCAATTTTCCATATAGTCAATAACATCCCAGCAGGGCGCGCAGTAATCACCCCCCACCTGCGGCAGCACTGCGTCACAGTCCAAGCACGGCAGCCGCTGATCTACATCCCCACCGCAGGTTGGGCATTCCAGTACCACACCTTCTGTTACCTCTACCGCGCCCCAGAACTCTGATGTGTCACTTACCCGGGTTTCACTTAATTCCCCACGCGAAAAAAACACCGCGCAGGTGTCACAGTAATACTTTTCAACTTTCATCCCTTCCTCCTGTATGTTTTATGCGCGGGCCAACAGTTTAGCCAGCGCGCCCCATTCAACATGCAACCACGGCCACCTGTCAAGCGGCGGTGTGTCTATCCCAGCAGAAAATAATTCCACCGCTTGCGCCCCTTTATAAAGTAATAATTCTCCGTCACCTTTGGCCGGGCAGTGCAATACCAAAATAAAACTCGGCACGCCCAGAGCAGCCGCTTTAATCCCAAACGCAATTTGGTGCGGGCTAAGTCGAATCTTTTTTCCACGGCTGATTACCTTCAGTTCCAATAGCACCCACCGCCTGTCCTGTATCGCTACCAGACAATCGGGCACGCCTAGCCCGAGCCGCGTCTCGAGCCTCCATACGCAAACGCCCTTCATTCCTTGCTGGAAGTGCTTGTGCAATTTCCCTTCTGAAACTTTCAACATTGGCCATCTGCTCCGTTATCGATATTGCAGGTTCTTCGGTTACCGCTAACTGCTCTGGTGTCACGTCAATCAACAGCTTTGGTACGCCTCCCACCCCGTATAGCTGTTTAATCTGTTCCAGCTTCAGCATGACTTCTTCCTTGCTCATACTGTCAATTAACCCATGCCTGACCTCTGACCGAGCCACGTAGATAGTGCCCAGTGCCTGCCCGCGCCGGTACTCTGCTGCCACCGCTGCGCTGTAGTTCCCAGCAGCCAATGCCCCGTCCCGAATGTCCTGCATGTCGCGCATGTGCCGCTCGTATGTAGTGTCATATTTGGCACGCAATTGTTCCCGGTACTCCTGTATTTGCAAGACGATATGGGGGCACTTAACGGGGTCTGTCATGCGCCGTGCTGCCGCCGTGGCTGCCGCTTCCTTCCACCCGGCTTTTATCGCCGCTTCCTTCATAGTCAACTTGCCATCGTTAGACACCAGTTCCATG